GCTTTCATTGTTGATTCATACTGACGCTCTTGGTAAAGATATTCTGCTTCAGTTAATACTGACTTACCAGCTGCTAACCTATTTGTATTACCCTGAAATCTTTGCTTGTAGGTATCTGTCTGCCTAAGTTTTTCAGTAATAATGTCAGTTGCGTCAGTGCCTTCGTCTTGAGCAATTCTAGTAATTACATCTGCAAGTTCGGACAATCCCATATCCCTAAAGATTTGCCGAAGCTCTTCCCATCCTGACATTATCTCATTCCAAACTTAGTTAAAATATCATTTGCTAAACCATAAATTTTATCTTTATTTTTAGATACATTAGCCCAATCATCTGTCTTGCGAAGTGTCTTAACAAACGCTTGATCAGTAATTGGTTTACCTTTTTCATCTATAGATCTCATAGCAGTGTCAAGAAACTTATTGCTAAGATCAATTTTGTCTACACTTTCACCAAGTTCAGTTGCAATAATCTGACGAAATCCTGCAGAAAGATCTTCAACACTATTAAAAGCATCTATCTTGTCAGCCCAAGCAGAATAATTTTGCTTAGCAATATTTGTAACATAATCTTTTGCTTTATCTACTGTAAAATCACCAGTAGCAACTCCACGAACTTGGCGAAGTATCCAATCTTCAGCAACAGTTACGTTATTTTGTTTAGCCCATCTGCGAATATCATCTTCGGTTTCACCAGCAAGACCAAACAATGAACCAATTTTTTCTTCATTTGTTTGACCAGCAAAATTAATGTAACCAGAAATAACATTTTTTAATTCTGATTCATTAAAACCATTTTGAAGATTAGTGCGAGCAATTTCTTCTGCTTGAGCATCAGTTAATGTAGCACCAAGCATACCAGCAACATCTTGTACAGTAGCTTTATTAGATGCTATTTGTGCAGCAAAGTCTGAAGCTTGTGCTGGATCTTTAGATAAAGTGTAATACTTTCTTTGAGCTGCACTTTTTTCTTTGTACCAATCAAGTGCTTGAAGCTTGGTTATAAATGCTTCTTTAGTTAATTCTTGACCACTTTTTTGAAGTGCCCATGCTTCGTTAAATAGTGCTTCAAGTTTAGCATCAGACTTAATAACTGCAAGTGGAATATCCCAAGCGGTAGCTTGAGTAGCAGCAGTTACCCAACCACTATTATCATCCCACGCAGAGTTAGCGTCAGGAGCAGCTGGTCTTACCCAAAAGTTTTTATTTTTACCAGTACCTTTAACCCAAGCTTGACCTGGTTTTGGACGTTCAGATTTAACCTTTGTTTTTTTACCATCTGTAGTACTGGTCGTATATTGAAAAATACTAACTTTATTTTTTTCTGCCATGTTAACCTAATTCAATCGGATTATCTAAAGCTTCCATAAAATAACTAAGATACTTTGTAGCTTTGTTATAACCTTCAGCTTCTGGATTAGCTAAGGCTTCGTCACGCATCATTGATTGCATAACATCTCCACTTACGCCACCACTTTGAGTAACTTTTGTAGTACCACCTGTTGTAACACTTACACTTTTTTGTGGATTCTTTTTTTCGTAAGCTTGAAGCTTGGTAACAAAATCATTTAGCTCTTCTTCACTTGCTCCACGACCAACAGTTTGTTGGAACAACTGATCAATTGCAATCTCAAAATCTTCTGGCTCAAACTTCTGATGAGTAACAGTAGTTCGTCTTCCACCACCGCCACCAAATGATGAAGAATCATATGTTCCAGTCTTTGGAGCTTGTGCTAGAAAATCTTCAAATGTTAAAACCTTAGGATTAGTAACATCACCCTGTTGTGCAGCAGCAGCTGAGTTATACATGGTTGCATCATTTAAAGCACCTTGCAACGCTGCATAAAAGTACCCATCAAGACCATCATTTTGAGAAATTGAAGCTTGACCAGCTTTAATGTTGGCATAGTATTGCTTATCTTGCAGCTGTTGCTTAAGAGCAAGCACACCACCTGGTTTAGCAATTGCTTCAGTCATAATTTTGCTTAATGCTTCATCCATTGTAAGTGGTGAACCAGGATTTGCTGCCGTATTTGGCAATGATGTTGCCATGTACTTTCCAGTTTTATCTCCAATAAGCACAATTGGAACAGCAAACTGTTGTTCTGCATTTACTTTCCACTCGTAACCATTAAGGCTTGCGTTAGGAAGAATCATTCCTGCGCCAAAAGGATTACCTTTACCAAAGTCAAAAGTAACTCTACCCATTGCTCCAGTACCAGCAGTAGTAAAATTAAAATTAGATGTTGGCTTTGTTGGAGTTGTTGGCTTAAGTGGCTTTCCTGGTCCTTGCCAGCCTGGAGGATATACTGGAGCCATTTAATTTACCGCTTTCTTAACAATGTTTCTTTCAATACCTGGTTGTGCATCACGAGATTTGTTATTCATTAACTTCAATAGTCCATACTTGTAGAACTGTTCAACTGTTTTGCTTGTGTCAGATTCAATAATTTTTTGAATCTTTTCTTTAGCTTTATTTTTTTCTATTCGCTTAATGTCAGCAGCACCAGATGGATCTAATGTATTAATGTAGTTCGCATACTTTATAAATTCGTTATATACTTCGTATGCTTCATTAATCTTTTGTGCAACATCTGGTTTAACTGCAGCATTTGGAGAGTTAACGTAGTTGTAGGTAGAGTTAACAAAATCATTGGCAGCAGTATTGTCTACGCCTTGCTTAATAAAATCATCTAGTCCAGGAACAGAGAGCATAAGCTCTTCTTTTAATCTATCGTATGTGTTTAATGATGATCTACGTGCTTCAACATTAGAAAATGGAATTGCTCGAAGATCTTCTTCTTCTTGTTCTCCAATATCGTAATAACGATTAGCATGTTCCTGAAGCATTACGTTTTCGTAGTAATCAGAAATGTATGTTGATGCGCTTTTATCTCCTGGAATTTTATTTACTATTCCAGCAGCTTCTGCCCACTTGTAAACACCAGGAGTAAACTCTCCAGTATTAGGAGCAAATAACAAAGCACCGTTACCGTATTTTTCAACAGCATCTCTATTTGCAATAGCCCAGTCTTGCATTTCATTTGAATACTTAATTAAAGGCTTAACGCCTTCTTGATTTGTTGAAACAAGATATACAATTTTGCCTGGATTTTCACCTAGCCAAGTTGCCAGTGCAAGTTCGTAATGATCCTCAACGTCTGGATACTTTAACTTAACTTGATCAAGAACTTCGTAAAAGCTTGACTTCATGCTTACTACGCCATTTTCTTTTAAGTAAGTTGGCAAATCTTTTGTATCTTTAGTTTGCACAGACATTGGAAGAATCATTCCAAGAAGTGAGCGAGTAACAATAATGTTGTGTGCAGCAATCTTTACATCTGCAAGATACTGACGTTTAGCTGCATCAAGTCCAGCTTTATCATTAGGGTAATCAGTAGGATCAATACCATATCCATTTGCTTGATAGTAAGCAAGTGCCTGAACATAAGCAGATACTTCTTGCTGATCACGCTCATTAGGAGAAAGCATTTTCCAAACGTTATTAACAAACTTTGGAACAATAGCACTACGAACAGTTACATTGTCACCCATTGTGCCAAGTGTCCACTGATCTAAATCTTCAGCAGCGTTTGCCGTAGAATCAAATTGTCCAAGTAAAGTTTTAACAGCCAGCACAGACAAAGAACCAGCAGGACCTGAAAGATAAGGAACACCAGCATCAGTTTGGAACGATGGGTTCATAGCAGTTATGTTAAATGTAATATCGTTAAACAACGGCTGGTCAACACCAAGCTTGCCATCGGTTAACATTCTCATTGTGCCATTAACTGCACCGTAAATAACATCATCCATAGGAAGGATCATGTATCTTTCGCCATTAGGATCTTCATGCACATCACCAAATGCATCAAGTCCAGTTGTCATTAATCGCATTCGGTAAATGGTATTTAACTTATTACCTTGAACAAGACGATATAAACGACGATGGAAATCTTCAACAGCTCTGTAGAAACGACCAACTGTTCTAATGTTGTAAGCAAATACAGTTCTAATGTCTGGATTATCTGCGTACTTAAGAACTCTATCTGTTGCTCTTGCTATAGCTCTATTTGTAAAGAATCGAGCAGCTACATCATTAGCCTTCTTTATAGCATCTGCTTCATCCACACCTTGAGCCATTAAATCTCTTGCATGCTTTTGAGCGTAAGCAACTTCTCTAAACTTTTCTTCTTCTCTAAAAATCATGTAAGCAGACTGAACTGCTGGACTACGGTAAATATCATCAGTCTGACGGCTCATGCCCTCAAATAAACCATCTCTGTACTTGCGATAGTTTGCAGCAAGACCATATGTAAGATCTAGATCTGTAATAATTGTTTCTTTAGGCTTATGGTTTTCAACTAAGCTTCGGTAACTTGGAATTTTTATTTTTCCACTTGGATGTTCAAAATCATTATTTTTATCCATGCGGTTAACAATTTGCCTGTGATCCTTTACCCATCCATTTATAAATGGTCGGAACACTTCAAGCAACTCTGTATTAAAGTTACCTTTATCTCCATGAAAAGCTACAAAAAGATCTGCAAACGTATCAGTAATAAACTCTCTTGCTTTTTCAACATCTGAAAGTCCATCGTACTTTTGGAAATGAGTTGAAGATTCAAGAAATCTTTTTACGTCTCCAACTTTTTTATTACTAATTTGCCAAACAGAATTTGCATCTGCTCTAACAAAACCAATTCCTTTTAAGAATTGATCAATAGCATTTTCAAGATCTTGTGCTGTTTCCAAACCATTGTTTGCAATAAACAATCTGGCAGGGTCAGCCTCTGGCACATACTTGCCACCAAAGTTAAAACCTTTTTGAGAAAAACGAGTAATAAAGTTATTAAACATAACTGTGTATACTTCAGCATCTGCCATATCTTGCACTGATTTAATATCGTATTTACCAGTTGCAATCATGTCCATTTCTTCTAAGGACTTATCAGCATTGCTTTTTGAAATTATGTAGTTTTCTCCACGAAGCCCTTGCCTGTTCATTGTTGCATCAAGAATTCTTAGAGCACTTGAGTCAGATAAGGCTTTTGGATTATACATAGCAAGATCTTGAAGATATTTAATTTGTGTTGGAGTAAGGTTTTCTCCATACTTAGTAGCTGCAGCTAATGCAAATACTTCTAAACGTGCTGCATGTTCAGCATCAAATTCACTATCAAATCTTTGACGAGTCTGATCTTTTTTATCAAAGATCTCGTCACGTTGTCCTTGAGAAATAGCACGTGGTGCACCAACTGGTTTGCCAGTTAATTTACCAGCAGCAATCTGTAAAAGATTTTTAATTGGACCAGTTGCTTCTTTGCTGCCAGTGTAAGCAGTAAAAATATTGCCATACCTTTGAGCGCGACCAAACTCTCTAAGCTCTCTAAAGTTTGCAGTTAATCCAAAAAAGAAACCTTCGTCAATTGCAGTTCTAATTCCAAGTTGTGGAAATAGTGTTAGCACACTCCAGTTATCAATTAACTCTCCAGTAACTTTATGATTATAAGCACCACCAATAATTCTTGCAGCGGTTTCAGCAGTAAGCTTTTCACCCTTACCTAAACTTAATTGTGCTTGAGCAACAAACTCAGATATGCCTCGGTAATCAAGAGCACCAATTTGATCTTTCATTTGGCTTGGCTGTAACGGACCTCTAATGTCAGTTGATCTATCTGCAGCTAAGCCCCAAGCATCTGGAGCCTCTATTTTATCTTTAACTCCAAAAGTAATTGCATCACCATAATGCCAATCAAGTTGAGTTTTCATAAATTGCTTGCCACCAGGTAAGCCAGCCATACCAGTGCTACGTAGAATTAACTCATCAATATTTCTTTTTAATGTAATTCTTTCCTGCTGAGTTGCAGTTCTAAAATGTTCAGTAAATAAATGAGCAAGTGTTTTATCTTTAAAAGCTAAGTTAGCTTGTTGCCGAACAATATCAAGAGTATCTACAACTCTATCGTCTGTAACAAATACACCCTTAAATCCAGGATGCAAAGAAAATTGATAAACAAAAGCTTTTCTTGCTTTATCAACAAGACTGCCACCATCTTGTTGAATTACTTTTTCAACTTCAGAAAGATTTCCTCGGTCTAAATCATCAAGAAGTTTTTGAGTGGCAGTTTCATCTAGCTCGTCCCACTTTGGCTTTCCAATAAAAAAGTCTCTAATTGATTCTTTTGAACGTAAAGTAAGTTCTCTCCACGGTCTAGCTACTGCAGCAGTTTCTTTTGAAAATGCAACACCAGAAACTCTACCCGAAATTAACTTTGCAAAATTTTCTGGACTTTCATCAGTAAATTGATTCTTAAATGTATCAAAATCAACTACACCTTTTTGTGCCCAAAAATCAATTTCTTGATCTGTACCGTGTCGTTTATAACGACCAGAAATTTCTTGTTTAAGTTGACCAGCTTTAACGGCATCTTTTGCTTCTATTGCCTTTTGGTATTCACCAATCTTTTCGCCATATCCACTAAAGTATCTAACAACATCAGGATCAGCAAAATGCTCAACAATGTCTCTGTTACCATTTTTAATTGCTTTAGTTAATCTAGCAACTTTACCAAAGTTATTTACTCCAGCAGTTACATATGTTAATGGATCACCAAAAATTTGAAACGCAAAATCAACAGATCCAGATATTGCCTTAAACGTCCAGTCTGGATGTTCTTCTGCGGTAGGGTCAAATGTTTTATTAACCCAACGTGCTACTGCACGACCAGGAGATAAACGTGTTCGATCAAACTCATCCATAACAGATGTCATTTTATCTTGATCGTTAAATATCGTGCTTACAGCTTCAAGCATTGCACCATCGTTAGGACCCCAAGCATCAATAATTTCGCCAGGAGTTTTTCCAGCAAGTAAATGCATGGCAACAAAGCTTAATTCTCTTCCATGCTTGCTAACTAATTTTTCTGCTTCTCTGTCATCGTAACTAAAGTCTCCATCAAAGGAAGCTTCAAAGTTAGAACGAGTCCAAAAGTTTTCTCTGTTAACTGCAGTCTCTTGAAGCATGGTGTACGGAGCATTGTAAAGTCTTGTGTATTGCTCAGCAGCAGCAAATATAAATCTAAAAGGAGATTTAAATACATCTCCAACACTTAAGCCGTTATCTAATCCAAGTAACTTTCTTTTTGCTGGATCTTCAACAAGCATATTTTGATTTGGTTTATTAGCGTAATCAACCTTGTAGTATCCTTCAAGAGTTGCTTGCCATTCTGGATCTAACTTTTTAAAAGCTTCTGCAGCTTTTTTGTTATCCATAGCCATAAGTTTTTCGTGAGTACTTTTAACTGTTGACCAGGTTTCAATTAAGTTGCGTTCTTCACGAGTAAGATTTGTTCTGGCTCCAGCAGCAAAAAGTCCTGGGCTAACCTCAGCAACACTTGGCTTTAAAGATCGTTTTACTGCAACACTTGGATCGTTATTAGCAGATTGTCCAAATGGACTTAGTTGTGCAAATCGAGTATCAGCAGAAAACTTATTTTGTTCCTGTTCAAACCCTCCAGGCTGTACAGTCACTAGACAATACCTCTAGCATTTAAATCTTGTAAAATCATTTCAACTTGACCAGTTGGATCATTTTCTGCAAGACGATTTAGTATTTGAGTTGGACTAAAATTACGAGCTGGAAGGTTAAGGGCTTCAGGACCTGCACCTGCGCCTAATGGATTACCAGCAGTAACTGGCTCATTAGGGCGTTCAGTTGGAGCAAACATTCCAGTAACTGGAGGAGCAGCTGGCACTGGTTGTGCCTTAGCCATTGGAGCAGAAGACATTAATTCTTGAGTAGCCTTGCGATCGCCATAAACATTTGGATCGCTATTAACCATGTCAGTGCGTTGAGATAAAGCACCAGGACCTGATACGGGCTTAGCTTGAGATTTAGTACGAACTGGTCGCTTACCACCTTGCTGTGCCATAACTAATCCTCTTCTTCTTACAAAAAGCACCATCTTGATGAAATGTATGTCCATACTCATCAAGTAAATCTTTTAACTTACTTCTAAATAAAGTTAATCGTTCTTCGTCCGTCATGCTCCGCCACCCAGACGGGCTAGAATACTAGCAACATCTGGTGGTGGTCCTGCTGGCTGACCTTCAGGTCCTGCTGGTGCAGGTTGAGGTGGGGCACCTTGTTGCATTCCTTCAGGAGCCATAGGTTCTTCAGGTTCAACTGGAACTTCTTCGGCTTCTTCTTTCTTAAAGATTTCCATAACGGCATCTTCAATAGAAGTGCCCTTCTTTTTCATATCAATTACCGTAGCAATCTTTTCAATGATATCTGAAGGGTCAGCTCCATTAGCTGCCATTTGTGGAATAGCTTGAGTCAGTGCTCCGATAGATCCAGAAAGAGCATCTCGCATTCGCTCAATGTCAATGCGATCTTTTTCAAGACCAACATTCATGCTCCAAGGTAGTTCGCTCATTACAAACTCACGAGATAACAATCCAGCCTGCAAAGCTTGTAGCGAAAAGATAAGAGCACGAGATGGATCAAGTCCAGCCATAACACCATAGCGAACTTGAATGCTGTAGTCACTCTTAATATCTTTAGATGGCTTGTAGCTAATTTCGTATGGTGCACCTTGGTAAATACCAGCCATACTCTTATCTTCGTCAAATAAAGTCTGATCAATGTGAAAACATAGTTCCATAACTTTTTGGAAAGTTTCAGCAAGAATTTGCTGACCAGCTTTTATCTGCGAATCAAAGCCACCAAGAAGTGCTTGAACTCCAGAACCTGTAATAATAGACGCATCAATGTTACCTGATCTTCCCTCTGGGTAGCGAGCACCCATACGCATTTCTGCTTCAAGCATTTGTTGTTCTGTAAATGCACCACTAGGCAACTCAAGAGCTACACGACGTACACCAGCAGGATTGTTTGTGCGGATAACCGAGTCAGGACCAAACGCAAATTCAGATACATCGTTAGGTAAAACCAATGGAGCTTGTACAGATTTTTCTGCAGCTTCCATAGCCAACATGCTAAAACGAGCACGAGCAATTTGTGCCCATAGCACGTCATCAAACTGACCACGTGGATCATCTAAGTCAAGTCCTGGACGACGAGCAACTACAACAGAAAGCATTCCAATTGGATTCTTAGCTTTGCGAAGAACCAAGTTACCACGTTGAGGTAAGAAAAGAACTACCTGATCAGCGTCTTCATAGCGCATTAGTTCCATGTTGGTGTCATAGTCAGTCATGTCACGACCAAGACTTCCAACAATTACGTTTTCGTATTCAGGAAAATCAACAATTAATTCACGAATAGTTTTAATATACTTCTTTGTAAAAGATACACAACGACCAAAACGATCAAACTCTGGGTAAGAACCCATTGGATTCTCAATGCGGATGTGTGGCATCTTGGCATCAAAGTTAGCGTCAACAAAGATTGGCAAGAAACCATAGGTTAAGTACCAGTCAGCACCTGTGTACATTTGAGTTTGAAGACCAGAAAATTCAACATAGTTGTTAGCAATAATAGTTCGCTTGTCAGAAAACTTTTTTGCCTTATCAGAGTTAATGCTTGGCGTTGAACAGTTAAACGAAGGAAGTGGGGCAAGGACTTCAGCAATGTCACGAGCTGCAACATCAACAAAGTTGGCAATCATAGGACGAGACATGCCCTCTGGGAACATATCTGGATAGACGGACTCCATGTTGCCACGGCGAACAGCAGTAATATCTGCCATTCTGTAGTCACGCTCAGAGTATCTGCGTGTTAGAGCTAATACCTTATTGGTAACTTGCTCGGTTGATAATGCCATTTAATTTCCTAGTATAGACCTGACAATGATTCCATTGCCATTTCGTCAAGGTTTACAATACCTTGCATAGCAACATTTCTTCTGGTTGCCCACTTGTTATTTGCATGAGCCGTTCTGAAATTACTTTGTTGAATTAATTCTTTTGCTCTAATCTCACAGAACCACAGTGCCATAACACAGTCAGTTGGTCCTTTGGTATCAGCCTTCCAGGTAATTAACTGGTTAACTAAAGCCTTAACATGCTCGTTAGAGTTATCGGGAAGCTCAATAAGGTTGTCTCTGTTGAACTTTCCATCACGCATACTACCAAATAGGGAAGACATTGCAGCTACACCAAAGTTAACATCCCACTTATTCTTGCTGGTAAAGTGCTCTCGTAGTGCAGTACCACGGCTGGCAAGCCACATTCGCAAGTCATTATCAAGCGAGAAAGCTTTTTGATAAGCGTTGATTTCAATGCGTAGCTCTTGCGGTTGGTAGATCTCTACCCACTCCTTGATTAAGCTATCAATCTTTTGTGGAGTAGATTCAGCCATGTTGTACACATCAAGCACGTATCGCTTGTTGGTCTCTCGGTTGACTGCATAGACAACCATAGCCGTTTTGCCAGACATGGCAGGATCCAGCCCCATAATAACAAACCAAGAACCTTGAGGACTTGGATGTCCAGGAGCATTGAAGTTAAGTTTACCAACTTTACGCATACGGTTTACTGAACCATTAACAATAGGAAGTGGGAATATCGCATCTTCCTCTACATCTTGTTGTTGGTAAACAAGTGCCCACGTGGAGGGACTGACCTCGCTACGACGTTCAAACAGTCGCCTACCGTCCCACTTTACAAAGTGCCCGTTTTCATCGGGTGTAAGCAATTCTGGATCATCAAACTCGTCAGCCCCATCCAGCGGTCTATCAGACCTAGCCCAAAGTGTCTTCCACTTCTCAGGCTTATCGTCAAACTCAAGTACAGCTGGCATGGCAAGATATGTGAAGGGTGATCTACCGCCAGTCCAGTGCTCTGGATTTCTTATTTCTTTATATAGATCTATTGAGGAAACTCTAGTCCCAGCAATCAGCAGCGTCCCAGTCGAACCCAC